AGCGGGTTTATTTTCATCCGTAATAATTGCTTCATTTAATATATCATCAATGGCATAATCAACCTCAGGCATACATGCCATTTCTCTATAATGATGTATTAACTCATGTTCTGTTTTTGCACTAAGATCAAAATTTAAACCATGAGTTACGGCGCCTCCAGACCCTTCTAGAGTAAGTGAACCATCATCATTCACTTTCTCTACAAAAGAATCAACTTCTTTTTTCTTTTTACCTATTTCAAATCCAAATATTTCAAATGCCATATTATTACCCTGAACTAAGATTTAAGGATAAGGAGATATACCCTAAGTATATCTCCTATCCTATATTTATTAACTAGTTGTAATTGCTTCCCAATATTGGATTGCAAATGTAGCTGTAAATTCTTCAACAGCATCATTGGTATCGAAAGCTAATTCGATAGCACCTAAATTGGTTGGCCAAATATCAACGATTCTGTAGGACTTAAGAATACCACCAGAACGATTTAATTGTTGAACTTCAGCTGAACCATAAATCTCAATATTTGCACCTTGAATACCAGCATTATGCTGATTAATACCATTCATCCAAACTTCCAAAGAATCTCTGTGTGAAAAACCTTCATCATTGAAAATTGTTACTTCCCAATCTTCAAATGTTCTATCACCAGGAATCTTGATTTGACGACCACGGTATGGTACATCTACATTTCCTATTACACTAGCAGGAAGATTAGCACCTTTAATAAAAAATTCTGATGATCTTCCTTGGTTAATTGTATTTGGATATTGGAGGATAACCTTAAATTGGTTAGCTCTTACACCAAGTCCAAATTGTGTTTTAAAATCCGAAATAGAAGCCATTTGTTTACTCCTTTTATTACCTTTGTTTATTTATTGAGTATTAACCGCCGACTTCTTCAAAAGAAACGTCTGTACGAGTTGCAATAAAATTTAATTGAATAAAGTTGATTGAACGTGCAGGCTTAATAAAAATATCTGCAACAAATTCATTTCTGTCAATAATATCACCTGTGTTGTTTGAAGAATCACAAACTACTTTGAAATCTGTAACACCTCTACGTCCTTGAACTGTTCTCAAGAAAGGCTCTACTAATGATTTGAACTGCGCTCTTGTAAACTCATCATTCAATTCAAACAATGAAAACTTAGCTGCTCTTGCAATTGCTTTTCTCAAAACAATAAACAACCTACGAACATTGATTCTATCAAATGCTGATGGTTTAGAAAGTTTAGTTTTATCACCATACAAAGTAATACCTTGGACTGGAAAATTTACAATAGGATTGATACCTAATTTATAAATCGCATCTCTGTTTACTTTATTTTGTGACCATGAAAGTTTAAGAGCATTCTTAACACCACCACGGTTAAAACCTGCAGGTGAAAACCAAGGATCATCAGTAACATCAGTTCTTGCCATTAAACCAGCAATATCACCATTCATTTGAACCCAACGAAATTTATCATTGTAACGGTCCAATACATATTTCCAAGCACTATCAACTATTGCATAAGATGAAGAACCAATAAATGTTGAAAATGCTTTTAATGATGATTGTTCGTTTGCTGCATTTACAACATCACCTTCTTCAGGTGAAATACAAGCAATACAATCTTGTCTAACTTCAGCAATATTTTGTAATACAAATTTAGCAGTTGTTTTATCTGCATTACCTAATATTAGAAAATTAACATCAACTTCTTCATCATTTTTGAAATGGTCTGACCAAAATGTATTTCTTTTACTTCCTGTTAAAGCGGCACCATCAACTCCACCACTAAGTGAACCACCAACAACAGCTGTTCCTAATATTGAACCAGCTGAACCAACAAGAGCTATTTCTAAACCAGTCAAATTTGCAGTCCCTGTATTAATTTGATTAACACGGTCACCTGTAATACGAATATTAGTATCATCATCTCTACTAGCAAAGTCAACTATAAAACTTTCACCAGATGCAGGATTGCGAACTTCTATGTATGCAAGTGCTTGTAAAGTTGCAAGATCAGGAAATGCACCAGTTGAAATACTTAATTTATTTTGACCATTATTAACATCTGTATGACCAATTGATACATCAGATCTTACATCTTCATCAGGAGTACCAAAGAATTTATTTTCGGTAGCAAGTTTACCTGAATCTGTTGCAATACTCTCATCATTAGCAACCCAAATATATTTTGAT